TGTTTTTTTCTGCCAACGTTTTACACCATTTTTATTTTTTACAATAACCCACATATTACCATCATTTCCCTTTTTTTTTGTTCCAACTGAAAATAAGGTTGCTGATTCTTCTGGACCTTTTCTCATTATATATACTTTTAGAAAAAGTATTAGCAAAATTATTTAATTTTATTAATCTTTTCCCCAAACATTTGTGTTAAATAAATCACTGAAAATAAAACAACAATATGCGGTATTAAATAACTCAAAAGGGATTCTTCTCTCATAGAAGAAATATTATAATCAATGATACTGATTAAAAATAAACTCCATCCGATAATCCAATATAGATTTTTAAAATATGTTAAATCATTTGAAAAAATCAATGGTATTAAAAAACTCACAACAACAATAAATTTCATTATTAATAATCCAACTAAAGCATATATTGGATTTTGCGAATCATCATCAATATCTTTTGCTTTTTTAGAAATATACATACCATATGCTTCCGAAATACTATCTGCAATAGCCAATGACATAATGCTTATTATTAAATAATTTTTAGTGATGTTTGCTTGTACTAAACCAGTAATTAAACCAGCCGTTGTTAAAACACCAGAATTTGCTCCAAAAAAAATACCTTGTCTAAATGATGAATTCATAATATATATTTTATATATTATAAATAAGTTAATGGTATCAGAAATTTGCACCAATTGTTTATTGTAAATTTCTTCATTTTTCAAAATAATTTTGAGCATTTTCTTATTTTTAATGGTATTAAGTTACTTTTCTTTATTTCTATATTGTCATGAACCACCTCGTTTCACTCTGCGCCTTCTACGTTTTCTTCTAGGTTTCCTTTTTACTTTTTTGGTATATTTTCTTTTTACTCTTTTTGAACGTGATTTTCGCCTTCTTGTTCTAACCATTATATAAATTGATTTTATTTTATTTTATTGAAAATTTCAATAAAATGAAAGATTTAATAAAAAAAATCGTATTCACATTTCATAACTATTCACGTTATTATATATTGTATGGTTGGATTATAAAGAAGAATGTATTAAAAATTCAATTAGCGGTTATGTTATCGTGGTATTTTAATAATAATAAATGTTTGATTTGTCAAATAGAGAAATATTTCTTTAATGAAACATTTTTAGATAATAATTCTGTTTATGTTGATAAATTACATAGAGAAGAATTATATAGTTCATTTATTATAGGATTTTTTGCACGATGGTTTGTTTAAGGTTTGACATAAATAAGTAGATATTGATGGACTTTTACGGTATATCCCAATCGTTTTGTTTGGGGTAACATAATTTTTATGGGTGAAATTTTTTTATATGAGAGAATAATTTTATCAAATGGCGTCATTCCACACCTTTCCATTATTTTTTCCGTTTGATAAGTAAAATCGTAGAATTTATGATTTTTTCGCCAATCTCCAACCATTATACAATATTTTGCTCCTGGTAATGCTTTTTCTGAAACGCGTTTCCAAACTTTTTCATATTCTTCTAAAAATATATCCCACGTTTTTATTTTATCCAAACCATTGTTTGAATCATATTTTTCTAAATTCCAATATGGAGGACATGTCAACAATCCATCGTGTTCTGGAATCTCATCTGTTAAACTGTTTGCTAAAATATTATTTACATTATATTTTTCCTTAGCATAATGAATGGCTTTTTCCGATATATCATACCCAATGTATGTTTTATTTGAGTTTTTTATTGCTTTATGTCTTTCACCCCATCCAGCATATGGATCAAAAATAATAGATGCATCTCTTAAATGATATTTCGCACACCATTCGGCAACATCTGATGGAAATGGACTAAATGTTGCGCGACTAGATATTTTTGCGTGATGTTGTTTACCGCGAATACCCTTGTCTCCGATTGGTTTAACATCATAAACTGATACCGGGATATATTTATAACTTATATCATCCAGATTTTGTTGCATTTTTTTACCCGTTTTTTTATTCATTTAATAAAAATTATTAATTTATATTTAAATTTATAATTTTCTAAAGATTACTAAAGTATTTACATCATTCTTGGGAATCCTACGAGGTTGGCACCAATACCGAAACCTGCACCAGATCTGGCAGAAACTGCCATAGATGGAACATATGTATCAAGAATTGAGAATGTAGCCGCTGCTGTAAGTGCTATGAGAAGAACTTCATCCAAATTAAGAGATTTTTTGGGGATAGCATAGGCCGCTATCGCAACCATGATACCTTCAACAATGTATTTTACAGCTCTGCGCATTAATTCGCCTAAATCCAATGAATTCATTAATCGTTGGAACATTATTATAATAATAAAGTAGAAAAAAAAATATATATATTAAATAAATTTATATTTGTTAAAAAAAAACTTAAATAAGCGTTGTATTATTAATTATAATGGAACAAACTGGTAATTTTACAAAACGAAAAAATGATGATGGCGCAGATAATCCTACGTATGTAGATTTGTTGGAAGAAGATAAACCACTTTCTGGACAAAAATTTGCGTGCATCTCTTTTGTATCTCCGGAAAAAATTTTAAAACAAAAAAGACATTTTTATTTTGAAGAATTTTTAAAAGATTACGATCTTACTAAATCAACTGAAAAATTTACTCAATTTTTAAATTTTATTAGTTATAAATACAATATGAAATTTGAAGATTTAACAAATGACTTAAATGAATTTTTGAAAAGTGAAGCTGATGAAATTGATGCTTCTCACGTTTCAGATGCATTTAAGAATTTTGTAGATTTAAATGAAGAAAGATTGGATGCCGATTTTTCAAATGCAAACCATTATCAAACAAATACTCGGGGAATTAAGATTCGTGGAGTATATTCAACTCAAGGGGAAGCGGAATTGAGATGTAAGTTATTGCGCGAAGTAGAACCGATCCACGATGTGTATGTTGGTCCTGTGGGAATGTGGATGCCGTGGGAACCTGAAGCATATAAAACAGGGCGCGTAGAGTACTTAGAAGAGCAATTAAATCAGTTGATGAGTGAAAAAGTTAAAAACGAGGAATATGCCAAGATGGAATTTGAGAAACGAGTAAGACAAGCAAAGGAGGAAGCTATTAAAGAAAATATTAAATTGGCTAAAAAATCGGGTAATAAATTAACGCAAAATATTGATAATAATGGAAATTTGGTTGGTGTGAATAGTACAATTGAACAAACATTGGGTCTGAAAGAAGAAGTAACATCGGCCGATATTCAAAAGGAATTGTTTGAGGGTGATAATATTGTTATTACTGATCGTGATAAGGGAATTAGAAAATTTAATGCTGAGGGTAAACGAGAATAATTTTTTTATAATGTTTTTTTACAAAAAACATCAAAAAAAATTAGGTAAATATTTATTATAATTTTTTATATTTTTGTAAAAATATAAAAAAAATTAGAGGGACTTATTGCGGCGTTTCTTTCTACGGCGACGTTTTTTATGATAGGTTCTAGAACGCCTTGTTTTCTTTTTATAACGAGTATATTTTCTGCGCTTTCTTTTCTGCTTCGTTTTGCGTTTCTTCTTTTTCAATCTGAGCTTTTTATACCGGGTTTTCTTTTTCTTTTTGCGATGCTTTTTAGTTCTTTTCTTACGATTACCACCTTTTCCCATACGTGTGTCTCTGGGATGATAAAATTTTTTTTTGTTGGTGGGGTTTTTTTTGGTATAAAATGTTCCAGGTTTTTTTTGGAATTTTTTGGAATTTTTTTTTGATCGCTGTTGCTGTCGTTGCCTTTCTAATTCTTGCTGTCGTTGCTGCTGTTGCTGCTGGTATAGCTGTTGTTGCTGGTATAGCTGTTGTTGCTGCTGCTGCTGTTGTTGTTGGTATTGTTGGTATTTCTGTTTTTGCATTTGTTGGTATGACTCTGAACGTCTTGTTGAACGAGCAGATGAAGGTGAAGATGTTGCAAAAGGGTTAAATGGTGGGATTGTTAAGGGTGGCAACGGTAGTTGTTTATTATTTGGTGTTACTGGAGCTTGATGCTGTTGGTTTTGTTGCATTTGTTGCAGTTGTTGCTGTTGGTTTTGTTGCATTTGTTGCAGTTGTTGCTTTTGGTTTTGTAGCATTTCTTTCAGTTGTTTCTGTTGGTATTGTTGCATTTCGTTCAGTAGTTTCTGCCTTTCGGTCTGTAGTTGCTCCTGCATTTTGTGTTCGTTGCTGATACTGACATTTGTATAAGTTGTGAAAATATGTTCAATAATAATACTATTTAAATCAACTATAAAATATTCCAGTCGTTCACTCTGATTATTTATTAAATTTTTAGTATCTTCATCATTGAATTCTATTATATCTTGTATTTCTTTTGATTGTAAGTATTTATATATTAATATATCATTTTCTTGTGGAAATTCTGTATTTTTTAAATATTGTTCATTTAATTTATCCATTTTTTGTAATTTAAGACTTTCTTCATTTCCACCATTTGATAAAGAAAAAGATTCTGGTGTGTTGGTCCAATAATTTTGTTTCCACAAATTTTCATTATCAACCATTCTTAATGTATTATTTTCCACCCACATTCCACTGGAGGTCACCATTCCCACGAAATCCCCATCAATCGCAGTATTCATTTTTTCTTCCAAATTTTTTCCCAACAGTTTTTTTATTTCTGTGTTTTTACAAACATCAGCAGCCCATGTATCGTCAATATCAACAGTATAGTTAATGTTTTTAATTTCTTCTTTCCAATCGTTTTGTTTCATTCCACCAAAGTTTTGAAAACCACCACCTTTCATATATGAATTTTTCCCACCACGGTCTCCTTTACAGTAGTTGCCACGGCATCCACCTTGATGGGGCTGCTGTTGTAAAGAATATATATAAAGTTTAAGATTTTTTGCTCCTGCTATAATTGTTTTTCCTGCATTACAAAAACTTAATGCAAATTTGTCATCCCATGTAAAAACATTACTATTTTGTGAAGTGTATAACGGATATTCTAATGTATAATTTTTCATTTTACTAACCATAAATTTATTTTTTCCGGCTTTAGTAGTGGCAACAATATTTAAAATTTCAAATTCTCTTTTAAATCTTTCAAACATATTTTCGTCGGTGAAAATGGGTATATTTCCATCGTCTAACAGTGAATCGACCCATTTAAGGAATTCTCCATCTACTTTATCGCGAGCTACCATGAATTCGTTGAGTCTCATTTGGATTTTTCTAAAATCTTCCAATAGTATTGTAACAACTGATTCATGAATATATCCTGGCATTCCTGGCAATTCTATACTATTTTTTATATAATTAATTTTTTTTATTAATGTTTGGTTTAAGTTATATATTCTATTTAATCTGACCACATAGTTATTTTTTCTTATGGTTTCTGGGTCAACCTCGCCAGCCGTAAATTGTTTATATTTATATCTAGTAATTTGTTTGGGAACACCATTTCTTAAAATATCAACTTTTACGGTTTGTTCATAAAAACATTCTACACCCAATAATATACAAGTTATAAATACAACTTTATCACACGTCATCATAATGCATCTACGGTTTGTATAATTTTTTATAATAAATGCAAAGATACATTGACCTTTATCTCCCAATTCTTTCATCAATCTTAAAAGTATTTTTTTGTGTGACGGAGGAGTTTGAAAAAAAGAATCACTTTTACTATTATCGTTAAATAGATCTTCTTTTTCTTTATTTCCTTGTGTATACCAGTAAATTTTTTGCCAAGAATCAAAATTGTATGGTCTTCCTTCTATGGTTATTTTAAGATTAAAACTTCCAGTTTTATATTGTCCTTTTGCAGCATCTGTGCTGGTGGGTTCCTGTTCCTGTTGCTGTTGCGGTGTTTGATTTAAGTATAATTCAATTTGTATCCCCCGTCGCTGTGGCGGTAGCAGTATCCCATTTTGTGTGTCAGAATTACCCAACCCTAATGCTTGAAAAAAATCCGATTTAATATGAATGGTTTTCACAGTTTGGTTTTTATCAACATTCTTCCACCAATTATTTAACAAATGCCAAAACCCACCTACTTTATCTACTGCGCTATCAAGTATAGATGCAAATGTTTTGCACAAGTTGTTATTTGTTATATAATTGTCAATTATATACTTAGGGTCTGGACCGCAATCTACAAACACCAACGCATCATCCGGAATTATAGTAGCTTTGACTGAAACTGTTTTTTTATCAAATAATGCAAAATCTTGTATTAAACCTATTTTATCCATATTATCAATAATAAATTCTTCTATGAGATGCAAGTCTTTGGGAAATCTCATAATTGATTTAAATGGGTGTTGAAATAGGTGGTCTTTCGCAATATCCCCATATTTTAAATGTTGCACCGCATTTACTCTATTATGAAGAGAATCTTTAATAGCATCCAATGAGTTAATTAAATTATTAAGCATTTCAAACCATTTTTTTCCGGTGAGGTTTGTTGAGAGGGTGTATCCCAGCCTATCCCACAACGATCCACTCCATAATGAACTCAATATATTTGCTGTGGACAACCATTCTCTATTCAAGTAATTATAATTAACAAACAAGCATTTTTGATCAATCGTACAAGGTGTTGGTGGTGGTGGTGGTGGTTGTAGTTGTCCAATTGTTGTTGTTGTTGATGGTGCAGATGGTGCCGGTGGTGCAGATTGTGCTGACATAATAATATATATAATTTAGATTTAATTTAAATAAATTTTACCCTATTTTACCTAATTTTTTTTATACTTTTTTCACTAGAAAAAAGTATAAAAAAAATTACCATTTGTTCTTCTTCACATTAATCCTAGGTCCCTTATGCCCCATTTTTGGATCATACTCATCGCCATCTTCATCATCAGAATTGAGATCCTTGGATAATTCCCAGAATTCCTTAGAACCCAATTTGAATTCATTATGAGCAGAAGCTTTATACCAAAAAATCTGGTCACCTAATTTATTAGATTTTGCATTATTAGATATCACTAAACATTCGTAATTTTCTGTACATTGATCCATAACTTGGCAAAAAGATTCAAATGTAGTAAACATACCGGCATAATTTTCATAAATACGTTTACGATTGGTCAGATAAGGTTCGCGTAATATAAAAGTATAATCAATGTTTGTGCGTAAATTCGGCGGTACACCAAGGGGATATTGCATCGTAATC